TTTCCACCATCAGATGCTTGATACGCATTTGATTTTACAATGTTTCCTGCAACTGCAACTGTATCACCAGCTGCACCAACTGTAATTACATCACCACTTTCGTTGATAATGTTATTATCATTTTGGTCTGCTATGTTATCTACTTTTATTTTACTTGTCATAATTATTGAAATTTATACCTTATTATTACTATACCTGAACCACCTGTACCTCCTGGAGAAGGTCCACAATTACCACCAGCTCCACCTCCACCACCGCTATTTGCAGTTCCTGCAGTTGCTGCTCCACCTGCTCCAGCTCCACCACCACCTTTACCACCGCTACCGGCAGGAGTACTAACTCCAGGATGTGCTCCACCACCGCCACCACCAGCATAGTATCTAAATGAACCACAAGGAACACCATTACTACCAAAAGCTGTAGGTATTCCTGCTCCATCGCCACCATTACCTGATCCGGGACTAGATGGTGTTCTACCATTAGTGCCTACTGCAATAGCGCCGCCTCCACCACCACTAGCGTGATCTGGACTTGATGTTGCACTTGTTCCACCATTATTTCCTTGAGGAGGACTTACTGGAGGAGTATTGCCTGATCCTCCAGGACTATTTAATGAACCTCCATTACCGCCACCACCTGAACCACCATCTCCACCTGAAGTTCCACCACCAGCTGATATTATTGTTGAAAAAGTTGTATTACTTCCTGCATTACCACCACTTGAACCACCTCCTGGATTACCTGCTCCTCCTGCACCAACTGTAACTGGAATTGCTCCAATTGAAGCTGTTAATCCTGCAGGTGCAGCTAAAGGTTTTCCTGGATATGTTGCAGGTGCTAAAGTAGGTGAGGCAAATCTAAATCCACCTCCACCTGCACCACCTTTTAAATTTCCTGCACAGCCACCACCTCCGCCGCCACCTCCAACGACTATATATTCTAATACATCAGATCCAAGTGGAGAACCTCCTGCACTTACGCAAAAAGTTCCTGGACCTGTAAATGTGTGAGTTTTAAAATCACCACAAGTAGCTATAGTTCCACCTGTAGCAGTTATAAATGGAGCAACCCCTATTACAGCACTTGTTGAATCTTGAACATTAACCCAACCTTCAGTGTCATCTACATAAACAAAAGTTACTGATTGACCCTCTGTAGTTAAAGATGCATTTTGTGCAACACCACCAATTTTTTGTGAACCATTTGGTGTAATTGTTAAAGCATTTGTTTGAAAAGTTCTTGTGTAGTCAACAACAGAAACAATATTTCCAGCAGAACCCGCTGGTAAATTCATTACAAAAGTACCACTTGATGTATCAGCAAAATAACCTTCACCATTAGCTGCAGTAAAAGTTGATGTTTTTATTGATCCTGTCTGCCAATCAACAGTTCCTGTTCTTCCAAAACCTGTTTGACTAGCACCACTTGCTAAAGTTACCGTATCACCAGAAGCACCTAAAGTTAAGGTAGTTCCGCATTGTGGTTCGATTGCATTTACTTCTATCTTACTCATTAAATTACTACTACCGTTCCTGTTATTGTTTGTGTTCCAGTTATCGTAACTGGTCCTGCTAATACTCCTGAAGCAACTGTTTGAGTTTCATCAAGTGTTGTTGCATGTGTTACAACATAACCTGTGGCTGTCATAGACGGAGACATTGATCTCGATGCTGGTAGTGTACAAAATACATTTTTAGTACCTGCTGAAAAATCTACTTTGCTATCACTATTAGAAGACGAGATAACTGTGTCTCTTGATAAAGTATCGGGTGAAGCATCAGTAACTGTACCAATACCTACCTCAAACTCACCTGCAGAATTATTTTCAATTGCATAGTAAGTTGTATTCGTAGTTCCAATTCCTGCAACAAAAGTTTCGTAACCTTGCTCAGCTCCTGCAAGATTCAAAGTTCCTGTTCCAGTAGTTGTACTTGTTTCCTTAACTCTATCGTTAACTATTAAAGCCATTACTACTCCAAATTTTATTACGCGTCGCCAAGTCTAATAATAGCGCTAGAAGAGTTAGCAGTTGGAAACTGAACAACGAAATCTCCGTTTGTTGCAGTTTTTGTTCCGCCAAAATCTAGAACTAATACAGCTTCGTTACCGCTACTACTCTTATAAATCAGTGCTCCTACAGCAGACAAAGTTACAGATGAAAAAGTTAAATCTGCAAAGTCAACGTAACCAATATTACTTGCAATCGCTACACCGTTGTTAGTTAAAGTATTTCCACCTGAAGTATAGTTTGTTCCAGATGTTCCTACTTCGTTAGTTGCAGTGAAAGCAGTTGTTGCTGTTGTTAAGCCAGATATGTTAGTGTAAAGAGCCAGTTTAAAAGTTGATCCACCAGAGGAATCAAAATTAAACGTTCCTTTTAACAGGTCTGTTTTAAAAGAGTCAGGTACTACATTAGCCATTTATATTTTCTCCTTATGGTGATGGCGATTTAATCTGAGAACGAATAGCGCCATCTTGCCATTCATCTCTACGTCTTCTACCTTCTTGTTCGATAGAGTACGATTTTGCAGCCCTTTGATATGACTGTTCATAGTATTGTAACAGATCCGGTGGACCTTTCAAGTATCCATATGCTTCTACCAGACATCCGTACAAAAGTAAATCTTGATATTTATTAGAGACATAAGTCCCTGCAGTGCTTGGTGTTCCAGAAGTTATAGAATCTGGTTGTTTAATATATGCCAAAGTAATTTCAAATGTGCTGTTTGGTGTAGGTGCAACTACCCAAAAATTAGCATCCCAATTGGCATAATACTTAGGTAATCCGCTAGCTGTTCCTGGAGTATTGTAGTACTCTGTCATAAAACTAGTGTCTCTTTTTTCTAAAAACACTTGGTTATTAGATCCATCTTTCAATTGAACATATCTAATCGCTCTAAGATCTGATGGAATTGTAACGTACCTGTTTCCAGACTGTAAGTTTGATGTGGCATAGAATCTGTTATCGTCAGAGTCTACTTCTCTATAAATTCTATTTTCAGCATTTTTAATTATTGTATTTAGTACAGCTGTTGACAAAACAGAGCTATCTACTTCTGTATAGTTTCTAATATCGTCCTGTAAATTTGTAAGTGTGTATGCCATTATGGTGATAGTGTAACCGGACCAGCCGAGATACTTCCTCCTCCTATTTTTGCAGTTTCATTAGCAGTGCCTGAAGCTGTAAAAGTATAATTATTAGCATTTGTAACGGTGATTGTAAATCCTGAAGCGTTATTTATATCTGCAGCAGTTATGCCGGCTCCTTCTTCACCTTCTCTGAACCTGACTGTATCACTTGTAGATCTACCATGATTCTCCTCAAATACTGTAATAGTTTGAGATCCGTTTGTAGTAGATAACGGATTTAAAGTTAAAACTCTTGCAACAGCAGGCTCTGTTCTTGCAGGTCTTGCATTTAATAATCCTTGTGGATCCGCACCATGTGGTTTTGGTTCTAGCTGTGGATGTTTAGGTTCAAATTCAGATATATGGACTCTTGCACCATTCCATTCTATAGCCATTTCAGAATACGGAAACTCTAGTCCCGATCTATCAGAAATAAATTTTGCATATTTACCTGAAGAAAGATTAGACATTAAGACTCCGGATAGTAAACTTTAGGGCTGATATAAGTACTTGATGATGAACCATCTTCTTGTAAAGCTCTTTGTAGTTCATCTTCATATAACATCTTTAGCATTTGAACTCTGTCTGGTGCATTTTTAATTGCAAGATAATAAGCTAAACCTGCAGTCATACATGGTACAAATCTATATGGTACGTCTGCATCGTTAGTATAATCTCCTGCATCTTGAATTCTTTTTACATAATAATAATTTATAAATTTACCTGCTTCATTTGATCCAGGTGTTAGATATAAAGTTATAGTAATTTTATCTATGAATCTTTGAACAAAATATTGTGAAGGCGTTCCTGTAGAAGTCTTATTTGATAGTGCTTGATACTGAGATCTACTTATTTTTGTAAGTGGTGTATCTACATTAGAATTCCTGTAAGATGCTTCTAATACATCATCAACACCATATACAGCTGTTGTGCTTGAAGTACCATCTGTTGTTGATCTAAACATTGTGTACGTTGCTTGATCTGCAACAAGTGTAATACTGTTGTTCGCAACTTCCCAATAATGTAAACCTCTATTGGCCCATTCTTGAAATAAAATATTTAAAGATCTTCTTGCAGATTTTAACTGATAACCAGATACACCTTGTATCCCTAATCTCTCATATGCCTCTTCGACAATATCAGAAATAGAAAATCCTTTTTCAAAAGTAGTTGTACCCGAAGTAGTGTTAGCCATTTAGCCTCCTACTTATCTATCAAA